CACCCATTGGCTTCAAAAGATAGTCGTCAATGTTCTTAACAACAGACTTGATGGACAACGTGGACGAACTCATAAGCATAGACAGCCCAGAAGCAGTGCGTCCTGTGCCGCTTACGCCGGTTTGACCGTGTGCAATGCTAGGAATACCTGTCTCTTCGTCCGCAAGTTGCCGTGCCTTGTCATACATTTGAGCGTTGGCGGGTGCAGTGTTAGGGAAGTTAATAGAGTTAATGGCCGTGCCGCTAACGCCTGACTGGCGGCGGAACACTTTGCCGGGGTAAATATCGTAGTTCTGGCCGGGGACCAGCATAGCTTCGTCAATGTCAAACACTACATTACCGGCAAGGGCAAGGTTGTCGATTGCCATGCGGATGTGGCCGTTCATTAGAAGTTGCGCGTCTTCCATGTTTTCGGCAATGCCCACACCAAACATCTGGTACGGGTTTACCTCGTAAGGAAATACTTGATAAGGAATGCGTTCTGGTGTAAATGGATTAATAACTAGGCGTAGTACTTTATTACCAGAAACCCATGCGTTTACTTGATAAGACGAGAGGCTATCCATCCCACTGAAGATTTCAAGACCCGCTTCATTAGCCATCGAAGCATCCAGAACACCCCAGTACTCAAGTACTTCATAACGCGACTCAGAATAGATAGGATCATTTTGATCAGACTGTAACTGAGCCTCAAAATACTTTTCTTCATAGTTGGGGCCATTTTCCAAAAGCTCTTCAATGGCTTCGTTATTAAAGTAAGGTTCATCTTTTAACTTTCGTAGTTGTTGACGATTAAGCTTGTGTCGCTCAATAACGTACTCTGCATCCTCAACACCAGAAGCGTTGGGATCAGGGTAAAAATTCCAGCATGAAATATGGTCAATGTTAGGTTTAGATTTGTGAACAGGAGCGTATTCTTTTTCTCCTTCTTCATTGCGCCGCCACCGTGGAATAGTCTTGTCGTAGGTAAACGGGCCTTTAATGATGCCTGTACCAAGCAAGCAAGACTCAAAGATAGACTTGCGTAGCTTTTTAACTGCTGAAGTATCTAAAAGTTGGTCATGGATTGTTTTTTCCATGTTTGCAGCAGCAAGAGCAGCCGGTTTAATTTGTGGTTGGCCCATTTTGCCGGGACCAGCAACAAGGTTTTCACTGTCGTATTCATAACCCAAGTTGCGAGTTATGGGGTTTTCCGTCATACGTGCTGTTGCTTCTTTAGCACCGGGAAGAAGTTCTTTGCCATCATCAGGAAAACCAAAGGGACTTTCTTGCTGTGCTTCTTGCGGAGACTTTAAATGGGCAAACTCAGGGATGCCTTCTGGATTAGGCGTAGACTCAACTACAATGGGAAACTTTTTATTGGCAAACAAAATATCACCAATTTGACCCGCAGCAGCAAGAACCTTTACCTTAGTAATCTTAATAAAGACACGAGATCGTTCTGATTCTCTGAGTTGTTCTGTACTTTGACTGTCAGACAGCCCTCGATAGTTCTTGTACGCCTTTAGCCATCTCTGTTCATCAGAGTAGCGACCATCTTCTGCCCTTTGAAATTTGGCACGGATGTGCCCCACAAGTCCACTAAAGGAACTAGAAGCAGGGCCGTCAGCCATACGTACATCAATGGCTAGGTCTGTGTCAGAGCCGCCGTCTTCGTCTATATCGAGAAATCCCATATTAATTAAGGAGACTTAGTAGTCCCGCTCATCCGCCATTTTAAAGACAGCGGGGTCAACCATTTTTGCTGATGCGGACGGGGCTGCTGTAATGCCGTCGCCATAATCGGCGCTCGTAAATGGATCAAGCTTTTCACGCTTGGCTGGGCCATCAGGAGTTTCATTCATGTAACCCTGCACTGGACCCATTGGAACCGTAAAGGTTGCCGTTGATTTTAGTAGCTGTTTCATTGTGCTGTTCCTTGTTTTTGTTGTTGTCGTTGCATTAAGCGTTTCATTTCATCCTGAAACCTAGTGCTACGCTGTATGTCTTCTTGCATAGCAGCGCCTTGCTCCATTGGCCTTGCTCTTTCAGCCAATTGTTTTTCTAAATACTCAGCCTGTCTAACTTCAGGTGGCATTTCTGCTGTAGCTAGACGCTGTTCATCCGTTAGATCACCTCCTTTAACTGACGCTAACAAAGCTTCCATTTGCTGTGTTGACATACTTTCTGGATCACGACCTGTTGGTTTAGAACTCATAGCGTAGTCGAGAGCCTCTGCTCCCTTTGCTGCAAGCCCAATACCCCCACCAATTACGGCAGGAGCAACACTTCTTATAATTTTACCTTTGTTCTTGCTTAAAAACTGGCCCATTTTTTCTAGGGCACCCGCGTCACCTTTGACAACTTCTCTTGCTACACCCTCGGCTTTTTTAAGGGGCATATCAGCAAGTGTTTGTTTTGCTCGAATACCCGAACGCAACTTACCTTTTTCGACAAGTTCTGCTTCTCTAGGATCATTAAGTATTCTGTCAAGAGCTTGTTTGTTGGTTAGTTTCTCTGGCTCTGGTTCAGGAGGCGGCGGTAGTTTTCCTTTGCTTTCAAGAAACTTCTGTGCTTCTTCAGCCAAAGGATTGTCGATGACCTCTGCACTTGCTTGACCTACTTTTCTTTTTCCTGCGGTAGCTTTTACAGGAGTAGGTCGCAAATCAGGAAGAGCCGACTGCAACGCTTCACTAGGAAGTTGCCCGGTCTTAACTTGATTGATAACGTCATCCATCAACTCAGTAAAATCGTAACTATCAATAGTTCTTTTACCGGCTTTTACTGGGTTGTTTTTTATAAGGCCAAGTTGTTCAAACACTCGTACAGCAGAATTTTGTGTTAATTTTTTGTTGCTGTCATCTCCGTAAGGAAGTGGAACATTCTCTAGTCTTCCAAACTTATCAATGATCCCCGGTGCAATTTTTCTAATTGGCTTTAGCTGTGGATCATCTACGTTTTTAAAATCAGTAGCATAAGCATTGACAATGCCCTCAAGAATACGCCGGAAAGGGTCTTCTGGATTGCTAAGGTCAATATTAAGACCTTTTTGTATGTCTTTAGCCATACCTAGTACCCAAACACAATATCACGGGGTGCAGGGGCAGTATCCTTAACCCTGTGCGCCCATGAATTATAATTAACATTGTTGATCTGTTGTGCCATGCACATATACCTTAATGCGTCGTATGCGTGATCTTCTGCTTTAGTGTCCACATCTTCGCTGTTTGTGCGAGATAGTGGTAAAGCTGGAAGGGTGCGAATTAAATTAGTACAGTTTGAAAAGATGCGTAGTTTAGCTTCTTCTGTTTCGCGGTTTAATTGTAACCGCTTATGTATCTGAAGCTTTCCTGCAATTCTGTCTGAGTTGGAAGGTAGCCACCTTACACCCCGCTCAATCATTGTCTGAGCTACTGACGGCGCTCCTGCTATTCTGTTCCAGCAAGATTTGTCGAGGATTGAGGCGTACATTGGCGGGTCAAAAGCTTCCGCCTCATATATCGTATCGGCCAAATCATCAGCCGTAAGACGCTTTTCGTACACCTCCCGATAAATCCATATGTTTCCATCGTGATCCATAGCGCCCCAAAGAACACAAGAGGGGCTACTAAAGCCATAGTCAGCAGCACGAAAACGGGGCCAGCCACTAGGTACCTCAAAGGGGTCGCATATATGATGGTATCTATTAAATTCCGAAAACGCCGCGCCTTCTGCAACATCCCAATCTCCATCAAGTAATCTGCGTCGTTCTACTTCTGGGAGCGAAAGAAGCATCGCTTCGTATTCACCAGAAGCCATAAGGTATGGGTTGTCAGTCAGCCTAGCCGGAATAAACTTCCGGTAAAACAATGGTTCACCAGCTTTGGCGTGATTAGGTGGGTAAAGAAGCGATTCACCTGAATCTATGTCTGCGGCAGCAAATGGTTTGTTTGGTTCACCACGATCAATGAACATCTTCTTAATCCACCAACCACCAACACCGCCGGGGTTAGCAGAGGCTCTCATGTACGTTTCAATGGATTGATCTGTTGTACGGAGCCTAGAGCGAAGATAGTCCCAAACGTAGGGGGTTGGATAGTGGCCCAGTTCGTCTACGCCAATCCATGAAAACGCTTGTCCTTGGTATCGTGTTACGTCTTGATCTTTATCGACGTAGGACATAAGAAGCGTTGAGCCACTAGGAAAGACCCAAAGGTTCTTACTTTCTCTAAAGTAAGCACTTGGGAAAGCTTTGGGGTACAACTTTTTGGACTGGTCAATCAGTTCTGCAAGCTCACCCAAAGTTCTACGTAGTAATAGGCCCCGAAAGTTACCGTTGTCTGCGTAGCGTAAGGGATCAACTAGCAGAGCGTAACTTTTACCCCCACCGGCAGCGCCCCCATACAGAACTTCTTTTTCGGGGGCGGCTAGGAACTCCGTCTGAGGTCCGGGGTTGGGCGAGAAGATTAACTCTTGTTCGCCCTGTTCAATAGCTTCTTGTACGTCTTGTGGTACAGAGGCTAGGAAGTCTGTATCAGTAACACCACCATTCTCTAACAGATCAATGGTCTTGGTATGCCGTTTTTTGTTCTTTTCGGCGTCATCTTTAAGGGTCTGTGCAGCGGCTTTCTTTTTTTCCGCCGCTCGCAGTCTCCGCTTTGCTAGTCTCTTAGCTTGCTCTTTACGACTGACGTTGTATGATCCCTTTTCACCGGGAGCTAGTTTAGGCCGCGCCATCAGTATTTTGTGGTGTTACGTCTACCATAGGCTTTTTCCCCGGTAACAGCACAATTCCGTGCCTTATATCGCCCGATATTTCCATTTGTTGGCGTTTTGTGATACCAACCCTATCAAGTACATCTCCAGCGGCTTTATACCGCAATTCTAGGCGATTAACGGGTACATCAATGTTGTTGCCAAGGTTCATAGTATCTACGATGTTCTGAGCAGCTTCTACAGCAGCACCATTGAGCATTAGGCGGGTGCGCTCTTGGATTTCATCCTTTAAAGAAGCAAGAACATCCCTACGGCTATTCGGGCTGTAGCCAGCCTCTTCTAAAGCCGCAGAGATGTTTCCTCGATTGCTAAACAAAGCAGTCAAGAAGCTTTCTTGCTTGTCTGTTAGCCGTTTTTTAATCAAACCTTGGGTCATAAAACAAAAGCCGCGATAACAATTATTGCCAGTATAGTCAATATAGCTGTTTTTCTAGTTATCATGGAGTTTCCTATTGTAGTGGTATAATACGTCCCTTGTAAAAAGTAACCTCTAGGTCATTTACTAGGCTGGCTGAAGTTAAAAAGATAGAATGTATCTTTCCTTCAACCTCTTTTTCCCAAAAATAAAAAAATTTAGAAAACTCTGGGTACTTTGGGGCAATATCATACTTCTGAATAATGAACTCTTGCAACAACTCAGGATAATCTGGAAATCTGTAGAAGATTTGTGCTGTTGTTAGATTGTAATCAAGAATTGTATTTACGGAACTCACTGTTAAACTTCCAATTTTGATCTGTTATTTGGGGAAGCACTGAGTGTGCGTTAAATACAACACTTTGAACTGTTGTGTTGCAAATATACTATACTAGTATAACGCTGTGGGGAGTTTTGTCAAGTAAAAAATGATATAAATGTCACAAAAATAAAAAAAATTCTTAAAAACAAAGATTTTGCTTGACAAAACCGCTCTCAGCCTGTATAATGGTATTATGTTTGCCGCGAGGTAAACATATACTACCCCCTAGTACCCCTTAATTACAGCACAATCCTTATTAAGAACAGCCCAAAGCCCCTTAACTGGGGTTTTTTATTGTGTGGCGTACTAAAAAACAGCTCAAAAATTGAAAACGGTTAAAAAAACAAAATTTAGAGAGGCTGGGTGTATAAGAGTAGGGGGAGGCCCAGTGGCCCTAGCGTACCCCCGCCTGAATTATCCTTATTTATCAATAACTTATACCGTGACAAATAGGCAACCT